GCATCACCTGGCTGTCTTGCGCGATGTGATGGCAGCGTTCCGTCTACGAAAGGCGGCCTCGACCTGGACGGGCGACCGCTACAGATAGTGGAAGACTGGCAGCAGGGCGTGGGTGTTGTCACCTATCAGCCTGGCGACGGCGAGTTCTGGTATGAACAGGTACCGATCCACTCAGGGCGTGCCTGGTGGAGAGGTAAACTGTACGGGTGTCCAATCCCAACGACTTTATAGATTGCCCTGAGTGCGGAGCCGAATATGACCGACGAGAACGACGATGCCCGGAGTGCGGAGGGAAACAACGCTTGGGAACAGGGCAACGGAGACAAGTTCGACCCCGATGACGGTCAATGGCAGCTAGTTCTCGTTCAATGGGCTGACGCTCATACCGGCGAGGATGGGCCAGGGTGGACTTCGACCGAGGATTATGTTCCTGGGACGTGTATGCCGATGACGGTCGGTTGGATTTGGCCTGACTGCAAGCCTGGTTATCTGACGATTTGTGGCACGGTGATGAACGATCCGATGGAACCGGAGACGGTGAGCGACATCAACCATATTCCGTTGGCGTGTGTGACGGCGGTCTATTCGTTGGCGTATGCGATTCCGATTGATCCGTTTACCGAAGAACTTGGTGGTTGACAGAGGCGTGCAACACCCGTAGGGTAGAACGTGTGGGACAACTGAAAGGGACAACGGGTATGAAGGTTTGCTCTATTGATTGGTGTACTAACGAGGCGCGTCCTCACGGTCTTTGTTTGGGGCATTATCAACGCCGCAGAAACGGCACCGATATGAACAAGCCCTGGCGTATAAGAAAAATACAGGGGCCGTGTTCAATAAAAGGTTGCAAGAATCAGCCAATCGCTCAACAACTTTGCAAAGCCCACTATCAACGACGGGCTACTGGAGCCGCTTTAGATACACCTTTGCGTATATCCCCTGGCACTATTTCTATTTGCACCGTCAATGGGTGCAACAATCCGCATAAAGCGAAAGGTTACTGTCATTTTCATTGGCGTCGGGCCAATACAAACGTGCCGCTTGAACAACCGAAATCAATCAAATCCAAACCCGCTGTAACTCCTAAGGAAATTCCGTGGCGTATTGCGCCGAACGGTTATGTCGTAGGCAGTTACAAGGGCAAGCGGTATGCCCAGCATCGTTTTGTTTGGCAGCAACATCATGGTCGCGTGTTACACCCCTTTGAGAACATTCATCACATCAACGGAATACGTGACGACAACCGCATTGAGAACCTTGAACTGTGGACGAAAGCCCAACCGTGCGGCCAACGTCCCGAGGATCTCGTCAAGTGGGTTGTTGATAACTACCCGGATCTAGTCGCTAAACAAATGAAAGGAAAAGGTAGTGGGAAACCTAATAGTCAAACCCGAACACGGGTCAATGGAGTGGCTGAGGATTCGACATCGAGACGAGGACGGTAGACCTGTCATCTCGGCGTCGGATGCAGCAGCAGTTCATGGTGAACATAGGTTCAAAACAAGGCATCAGCTGTTCGCTGAGAAGCAGTTGCCGGAACCTCCGGTGTCGATCACAAACGCTGCGATGGAACGTGGCAACCGTCTGGAACCAACGATCCGTGATTGGGCTGCCGACCGGCTCGGTATGCGCCTCGTCGAACCACGGTATATGTATGCGATTGAGAACGACATGGCCCCAATGATCGCGACGTTGGATGCGGTGGACGAATACTCGTATGAGATGCGTCCCGACCGACCCGAAGTAGTGGTCGAGATCAAAACCTACAACCGTGAATGGGATGGCGTGCTGCCTCGCTACTGGTATTGGCAAGGTGTCCAGCAGGCGTTGTGTGCGAACGTAGACACAATCACCTGGGCGGTGTTCGATGCGACACTCAGCCTGCATCTCTACGAGCAGGCGGTCACCGAAGATGAGAAGCTGCAACACATTCTGGCGGTACAGGATTTCGTGTTCTGGTTGCGGATGGGTGAACCAAACCCCGAGTGGCCTGCCACCTACGACGACATCGTGTCCACCTACCCGGAAGCATCAAGCAACACGGCAGACATCAGCGGATACGCTCACCTGCTGTCCGAGTTGAAAGATGTGCAGTTCCAAAAGAAAGAACTGTCCACTATCGAGGACGAACTAAAAGCGAAGATCGCTGGCCTGCTCGGTGATGCCGACACAGGTTTGGTGGACGGTACGGCGATGGTGACATGGAAAAACCAGTCACGGTCGTCGTTCGATAGCAAGAGGTTCGCCGCCGATCATCCTGGTTTGGCGGAGGAATACACAAAGAGCAGCACGTTCCGTGTGTTGCGTGTGAAGGGAGAGAAATGATTGAGAAAGATGTGGAGGGGCTACGCAAGATCCTGAAAGATCATGCGGTACCCGACCCGAAGATTGTGTCCAAGTTGCCGAAGGGCGGAGTCACCCTCGATTTCGTCGGTCACGCTGACATCACCCGCATCCTGTTGGAGATTGACCCGACATGGGTTATTGAGCCTGCCGCCTACGACGAGGCTGGTTTGCCGGCCCGAGTGAAGATCGGCAACATGATCCAAGCTGGATTCTGGATGACGTTGCTCGGCCACACCCGCTACTGTGTCGGCTCGGTTGAGGATCGCAAATCTGATGTCGGCAAAGAGTTGATGTCGGATGCGATTCGTAACGGTGCGATGCGGTTCGGTGTGGCCCTGTCGTTGTGGACGAAAGCTGAATGGGAAGACCTCGGTGCCGTTCCTACAAAGGCTGTCACCAAACCGAAAGCAGCCAAGACAGAACCGGTACGCCCAGCCAACCCTGACGCACTTGAAAAGTTCGTGAAGGTATGCGCCGAAAACAATCTTGACCACGACCAAGTGGCCGACCATGCCGGCGTCGATATCACCGGCATCGTCACAACAGCAGATCTCGTGAAGCTACGGGAATCATTCAAACACATGAAAGGGAATACATGAATACCATTACGGTAATCGGGAACGTCGGACGCCAACCCGAAGGACTGAAATACACGGGAGCTGGACTCGCCGTACTGAAGTTCTCGTTGGCTGACACACGAGGCAAAGACGACCAGAAGAAAACATCGTGGTACGACGTTGTGGTGTTCGGTGACCAAGCTGAAGGCGTGGTCGAACTGATCGGCAAAGGTGACCGCATCATGGTGCAGGGCCGCTTGCAGGTTGAGGACTACGAGAAGAAGGACGGCACGAAAGGTAAGCGTGTCGAGATTGTCGCCAACGAAATCGGTAAACTGGTTCGCATGAAGAAAGGATCAGCGGTTGACGAGTTGAAGGAAACCTTCAATGCTGTTGAGTTGACTGATGAGGAACCTTTCTGAGTTTCCCCCCGTGCGGTGGTGGTGCGCTTCCTGCGGGGAGCGCATCACTACCCATGTACCATTGACGGAAACTCCGTATCACTCGTGCCGTGCGCGACGTGGCCGACGCTTCAATTTGGAGATCGACAATGAGCAAGCAGCGAGCAAAAGGAACCATGTATGAGTCGATGGTGGCTCAATACCTGAGAGACAACGGCTTCCCGTATGCCGAGAGGCGAGCGTTGTCTGGCACCTACGACAAAGGTGACCTGACGGGGATGCCAGGGTTAGTGGTGGAATGCAAGAACCATAAGGAGCTGTCGTTCTCGGAGTGGTTGCGGGAGACAGAGCAGGAACGCAAGAACGCTGATGCTGAGTTCGGTGTGCTTGTGGTGAAGCGGCGTGGGGTGTGGGATGCCGGCGAGTCGTATGCGGTTATGACGTTGGCTGATATGGCTCGACTGTTGAAGCAGGCCGGATACTAGGAGAGGCGATGATGAAGACGTTTGGGATTGTGTTGCTTTTTGCGTTGTCTGGGCTGGCTTGTGACGCCCCGTCAGATTCGCCGTCTGCTGTTTCGGTGGTATCTACCCCCACGACGGCGGTTAGCGTGCCTGAGACGGCTCCTGAGACCCCTCTCCGGCCAGATTTGAGGCAGTCCATCCCGTCCCCAACGACCACTCTGCCGGAAGGGAAGTGTGCCGAGTGG